GGTGTTGTTTGAATCCACGTGCTGAGGTAGCTGATAAGTTATTCAACTTCTTAAAGAAGAATAGCTTTAAGATTACCAAGCAAGGATTCTTTACAGCCCTACGTAACGTTGTCACCATACATGGTGGTACAGAGCTTGTACAGTTTGTCAGCGAAACCTATAACAAGGTGAAAGCTGTATGGAAGAAGAGTCCAGACAAGTACACAGTATTTTTAGAAGACGGTGAGTATTCTATTGTACACGATGATGATCTTCATGATGATGAGTGGACAACATGTGGATATTGCTATGGTGAAGACTGTGATGATGAAGATTCTGTATGTCCAACATGTGATGGAGAAGGTGGATATGATGATGTAGTTGAGAAAGAGTATGGTGAGAAGATTGGTAACTTAACAGAGTTATACATGGACTTACCTAATCGTGCAGAGAATCGTTTCACAGATGCTCACACTCAAACATTCGATATTCGTGTAGGACAAGTGGTACACATGGATCCTGCTAAGTGTCGTTGGAACACAGACGATTGTGGTGCAGAAGGTTTGCACTTCACATCTGATGAGATCCATTATGTAGGCTGCGGTGACCAGTCTGTCTTAGTTTTAATCAATCCAATGAAGGTAGTTGGTATTGGTGAAAGCAAGGGTAGATGTTGGGAATATCTTCCAATCATGACTGTTCCTCGTGATGAGGCTACAACACTTCTTCATGATTTAGACTTTGATGCTCTTGAGCTTGATGAAGCGTTTACAATCAATGAGATGCAAGGTCTTCAGGATAAGGTGGTAGATGGGTTTACAGCAGAAGCTAAGAAGTATTCAGTTAACTTTCCTACCGTTTCTATGGAAGAGGTGAGCAACATTGTTAGCAATCTTAATAGAATGCAGAGAATTATCTCTTTTAGAGTGAATTCTATATAGTTGTTATGTTGGGAGTAAGTAGTTATATTTGCTCCCAACTAATACTATTATGGCTAAGAGAAAAGTAACGCCAAAGACTAGAAATAGTGGAACATTGACAGAATCAGCATTCTGGAGTTTCATTAGAAGCGGTTTAAGGCAGAAGAGTAGATGGTGGAAACCAATCTCAGAATGTAAAGCAAAAGCTAAGCGTACATACAAAGGACCTTTGAAGAGGCAGAAGTTTGAATATCAATGTAATCAATGTAAGAGTTGGTTTCCTGATAAACAAGTTAATGTAGATCATATTATTCCTGCTGGTACATTAATGTGTGCCAATGACCTTCCAGGTTTTGTAGAACGTTTATTCTGTGAGGTGGATAACCTACAGGTGCTGTGCGAAGTATGTCATAATATCAAAACACAAGCTGAAAAAGCTATTAAAAAAAAGAAATAAATGGAAGCACAAGCAACAGTATCGATCAATAAGAACTCTTCATTCACAGAAATCTGGTATGAGGGTTCTGTAGAGTTTAATGGTAAGACACATAGCTTCTGGCTTGTTAATCCTAGAGGATTAGATGAGCAGGGTAGAGAATACGAAGTAGAAGTTAGATGGTGGTTCAAGCGTGTTCCTTCTGAAGTAAGGGGAATGCATGAACAAATAGTTGAAGCATATTACGAATCACAAAACAAAAAACAAAATGATTAAGGGAGAATTAAAAACAGAAGCACAGTATAGGGCTATCCAAATGGATAGCTCTTCTAGTCTAAAGGAGTTTTCACAAGACAGAAAAAAGTATTACCGAAAGTATATACTAGGTGAGAAAATTGTAGATGATGAAACTAAAGCTGCCACTATAGGTAGACTAGTAGAAACTAAGCTCATGGAGCCAGAGTTGTTTGATGAGAAGTTCTTTCCATCTATATGTGAATCTGCACCAACAGGATTGATGTTAGATTTTGTAGAGGCTTTATATAAACATATGAGAGCAGCTATCACTGAAGATGGTGAAATCACTCGTGAGTTTAATGATATATCTTTAGATGCTTATAAAGATTCTGGATTCAAGATTAAATATGAAGCTGTGATGACTAAATTTATGGGGTCTGAAGCAGAAGTGTATTTTGATGAAATAATGTTAGTGAGACGTAAGAATATGACAGTTGTATCTATACAAGATGTCACAAATTCTGAAAATATTGTGACAGAATTACGTAACAATCCTATCACTGCATCTATTGTTAATCAAACTAAGACATCCGTATATGATGTGTATAATCAACTACAAGTAGAAAATTATACAGTGCATGGTCATAAGTTTAAGAGTATGATGGATAAGGTGATTGTAGATCATCAAGAGAAAATTATTCAAGTTTATGACTTAAAATGTACTTGGAGTGTTGAAGGTTTCTATAAAGAATATTATCTTTACAGAAGAGCATATATTCAAGCATTCTTGTATTGGCATGCTGCACATTATCATTTCAAAGATTTATTAGATGATGGATATACAGTGGCATATCCTAAGTTTATTGTCTGTGATAGCACTAACTATTTTAGTCCTCTCATCTATACACTAGATACAGTTGACATGGAAAATGCTAGAGATGGTTTTGAACACAGAGGATATAAGTATCCAGGTGTGTTAGAAACAATAGACAATCTTAAATGGGCTGTTGAGAATGACGTATGGAATATATCTCGTAACAATTATTTAAATGGTGGCAATGTAAACATTAAAGGATAATATGAATGTAAGTAAAACTATAACTAGTATATTCATTGTACCCACTCTTAAGATTAATCGAGATGATCTTAAAGATAATGGATATATAAATGGATACATGAGTGATGTGAGAAGAGATGTACAGTACAAAAATGCTGTATATCTTTTATTCAAGCCAGATAATCTAGATAAGTTCAGAGAGTTCTTAGAGAAAGAATCTGAACGAACTAAGATGTTACTTGACGATTATGATTATGAAGACGGTTTTGTAGTAGTTGTATATACATTAGATAACAAATGGAAGACCGATATTCTTCTAATTAAAGAAGGTCAATATTCTAAAACTTCTCAAGAGTTTCAAGAACAATTTCCTAAAGTCATAAAGCTTATGAAAAATAATCTTCACAGAGATGAAATATCATTACAGCATAGAATATTCAAAAAGTCTGAAGATTTACGTCAGTATTGGGAAGATAAAATTGATATATCATTTGATGCTAATATGGAAGTTTGGGAAGGATTTAATATAGAAAATGAAGTTTTAGATTTAGACACAATTAAACAACAAGAATTAGTATGAAAGCAATAGAATTATTACAGAAGAACCCAGAGTCTTCTAAACTTATTTGTAAGTATTATTTAGAAATAATGCTAGAGTCATTAAAAGATGACAATCTTCCTGAAGATTTTAAAGATCACGTAAGAGAACAAGGAATAGATAATGATAACATTTCAGCTATCATAGATGGTAATCCTAGAAACTTATTTGATTTCTTTGATTCTCATGGTATGTATATCAATATTACAACGCTTTCTGATACATTATTTTTTACTTATTCTATAATGTATGAAACAGCTACTGCTCTATCAAATGATGTTTATAGAACTAGAAAAGAAGCTGATAAAGGTGCTATAGAAACTGTAATTGAAAACCTTGAATTAAGACTAACTAAATCAGTTAGTAATAATGAGAATAGTTAAAGTTAATTTTTAAAACTGATTGTTTGGAAAAGGCTACAATGTTATATTTGTAGCCTTTCTTTTTTTTAAACAATTTAAACAACAATACATATGGATTTAGGATTAGAAGCCTTGAGTAAAATTACAGTGTTTAGCAAGTACGCAAAGTATATCCCTGAGCTAAACAGACGAGAAACATGGGAAGAGATTGTAGGTCGCTACGAGGCAATGATGGTTAAAAAATATCCATACTTAGAAGAAGCAATTAAAGATAACATCACTATGATTAGAGACAAGAAAATCTTGCCTTCTATGAGAGCATTACAGTTTGCAGGTGCTGCGGCTGAAGTTAACAACGCACGTATCTACAATTGTTGTTACTTACCAATTGATAGTATTCATAGTTTCTCTGAGACAATGTTTTTATTGTTAGGAGGTACAGGTGTAGGCTATTCAGTACAATATCATCACGTAAGTGAACTACCAAACATCACTAAACCAGGTAAAGCTCGCACCTATCTCATCGAGGATTCTATTATGGGTTGGGCTGATTCTGTAAAGGTGTTAATGAAAGCTTATCTAGAAGGTGGATTCATGCCTAAGTTTGATTTCCGTGCTATTCGTGAGAAAGGTGCACGTCTTGTAACAGCAGGTGGTAAAGCACCAGGCCCAGAGCCTCTTAAGCTTTGTCTTACCCACGTTCAGGCTGTGTTAGATAGAAAGAGTCCAGGTGAAACATTATCACCTTTAGAATGCCATGATATCCTATGTCACATTGCTAACTCTGTTCTTGCTGGTGGTATTCGTCGTAGTGCAATGATCTGTTTGTTTGATTACACAGACGAAGAGATGATTACATGTAAGTATGGTAACTGGTGGGAGCTTAACGAACAACGTGGACGTTCTAACAACTCTGCAGTGTTACCTCGTGGTGAAGTGAGTGAAGAACAATTCATGGATTTATGGAAACGTGTAGAAGCATCAGGAAGTGGAGAACCAGGTTTGTATTGGAGTAACAACCAAGACTGGGGAACTAACCCATGTTGTGAAATTGCACTACGTCCTTATCAATTCTGTAATTTATGTGAGGTTAATGTAAGTGATGTAACTAGTCAAGAAGATCTTAATGAGCGTGTAGGCGCAGCTGCGTTCTTTGGTACATTACAAGCAGGGTTTACAAACTTTCATTACTTGCGTCCTATCTGGGCTGCAACTACACAGAAAGATGCATTGTTGGGTATTGGTATGACTGGTATTGGTTCAGGAGAAATCATGAAATACAAACTAGAAGTGGCAGCACACATTGCAAAAAAGGTAAATCAACTAATCTCAGAGAAGACAGGTATTAATGAAGCAGCACGTATCACATGTGTTAAACCTTCAGGTACCACATCACTAGTGTTAGGAACAGCGTCTGGTATCCATGCTTGGCATAATGATTATTACTTACGTACAATGCGCTTTAATAAGAACGAAGACATTGCTATGTATCTAATGGCTAATCATCCTGAGCTATGTGAAGATGATGTGTTACGTCCTACAGATACTGTATGTGTACGTATTCCTGTTAAAGCACCAGAAGGATCTATTCTTCGTACTGAGACAGCTCTTGATACATTAGAGAGAGTTAAACATTTCTCTACTAACTGGATTGGTTCAGGACATGTAGATGGTGAGAACACTCATAACGTATCTGCTACCATTTCTATTGATTCTCAAAGAAAAATAGGAAATGGTAAGTTTGATATGATGGGTAACGAAGGTGAAACTATTATAAATGAGTGGGAAACTGTAGGTCAATGGATGTGGGAAAATCGGGAGTTTTACAATGGTTTGTCAGTGCTCCCCTACTGGGGAGGTAGTTACCAACAAGCGCCTTTCGAGGACATCACTGAAGAGAAATACAATTCACTTATTAGTGAACTTAAAGAGATTGATATAACTAAAATTAAAGAAGTATCTGATGAAGTTAATTTCAACGAATCCGTTGCCTGCGGAGGTGGTGCCTGCGAGCTTGTCTAAGGAATTCTTAGCAAGTAGAGGATCCTGCTGTGGCAGTAAATGTTTAAACTGTCCTTACACTCCAAAATGGGTGAAGGGATCTAAAGATTAGTAATTTAGATTGTGTAGAGTTCAAATAGCTCAGGTGTTTTACACTTGGGCTATTTTATTTTTAATGAATATTTTGTATCTTTATATAACAATAAAAAATCAATCAAATGGCAAAAAAGCAAGAGGTTAGCACTGGAAAATCCAAATTCCAGGAGGCATTAGACGCCCTCAATAAAAAATATGGAGAGGGTACAATCCTATCTTTAGGAGATAAAAATCACAATGAGTATGATCTTATTTCTACAGGATCTATTGCATTTGATCACATCGCTCTAGGTGTGGGAGGTTTCGTTAAAGGGAAACTTTATGAACTTGTAGGTTGGGAGGGTTCAGGTAAATCTACTATCTGTGGACACGCTGCAGCTAACTGTCAGAAGGACGGTGGTAAGGTGTTATACATAGATGGCGAGCATGCTGTTGATCCTAATTACTTCACTGCTTTAGGCGTAGATATTGCAAGTATGTTAATTGCTCAGCCATCGCATGGTGAGGAGGGTTTTCAGATTGCTCTTGATATGATTGAGACTGGGGAAGTTGATCTTGTCATCATTGACTCAGACAGTTCATTGATTCCTAAGAAAGTGTTAGATGGTGATATTGGTGATAGTTCTATTGGTAGAAAGGCTAAGCTTAACAGTGATTCATATCCTAAGTTAAAAGGTGCATTGTCTAGAAACAATACATGTGTCATTGTCGTAAGTCAGTATCGTGAGAAGATTGGTATGATGTTTGGTGATCCTAGAACAACTCAAGGTGGTCACGCATTGAAGTTCTATAGTGACGTACGCATAGAAGTTAGTAAGACGCTTGCTAAAGAAGGTACAGAAGCTTATGGTAACGTTACCAAGATTAAGGCTATCAAGAACAAGATGGCTGCCCCATTCAAAGCAGTTGATTTTGAAATTGTATTTGGTGTAGGTATTGATCGTATTGGTGAGCTTATAAATCTAGGTAGTTCATCTGATATATTACGTAAGTATGGTAAGACAGTAACTTATAATGATACTAAGTATGATTATAATGATTTTGTAACATTGCTAAAAGATAATGATGAATTCTTTGATAAGATTCGACATGATATTTTAGATAACATTAATGAAGTTGTAAACGAAATAAACGAAACAGTCAATGAAGATTCAATTTAAAAAATTAGTACCAGAGGCACAGAAGCCTAAGTTTGGTAAGCCAGGTGATGCAGGTGCAGATCTTGTAGCTACATCTATAGTTGTAGATGATTCTAAAGATAATCAGATCGTGTATGGTACAGGACTTGCTGTAGAAATACCAGAAGGAATGGTGGGACTTGTGTTCCCACGTTCTTCTGTACGTAATTATGATTTAACAATGAGTAATTCTGTTGGAGTTATTGATTCAGGTTATCGTGGAGAGATCATGGTTACGTTTAATATCAAACCTGGACTACTGGATAAAAGAAAAATGTATTCACTGGGAGATCGTATTGCTCAATTAGTAATCATGCCTGTACCATTAGCACAGTATGTAGAAGTAGAAGAATTATCAGAAACAGAAAGAAACACATCAGGACATGGATCAACAGGGGCTTAAGGAACTACTTGCTAAGGCTAAGACAATACGTGAAGCTAATGAAGCAGAAATTGCTCGAAGAAAGCGACTAGGGATGGATGAACTTGGTCAGATGAGTCGAGAGGACATTGAGCACAGACTAGAAGGTAATACATTACAAGGTAATACATTACAAGATCCATATGGAGTACGTAAAGTAATGAAGCAGATACTAAATAGGGAAATGGTAAATCATCCTGATCATTATCAGGGTAGTGGTGGTATGGAAGTTATAGATATCATTGAGAACTATGACTTAGGATTCTCTCTAGGTAATGCTATTAAGTATATACTTAGATCTAATAAGAAAGGTAGTGCTAATCAAGATCTTAAAAAAGCCATCTGGTATATAAATAGAGAGATAAGTAACCTAGTAGAAGGAGAAGATAGTGAAGACGTGTAGTGTAGAAGGATGTGAGAATCGTATATGGGGTAAGGGTTTATGCTTGAATCACATCAAGCGTAAACCCATCACTCCTAAACGAGGTGGGCTTATAGTAGCTAAGCGTGACATGTTTGTGCAGAAAACTAAGATAGAAACAATGAGAAACTTGTTCTTAGAAATCTGGAAAGAACGCAAACATTACTCAGAAGTGAGTGGAAACTACTTAGGAAAGGAGCCATTATCAACATTCTTTCATCATATACTTCCTAAAGAGAAATATCCTGAACTAGAATA